AAATAAGAAAATATTTAATAGTAGAATTAAAATTATGGCTAAATATAGAAAAATAAAAATTGAAAAAAGATATATAACGGAAGCACTAGGCCCTTGCAAATCTTTTTCTCAAGGAGATATAGAACCTGAAATTCACAAAAATACTTTAACATTTTACTATGGAGCGACGATTGAAAAGAATTGGGCTGGATATACTCTTTTATTTCACAAAAATAAATTTATTATTTCGGTAGTCTCTTTTCATCACAAATACGGAGGAGGACAAAACTATTATTACTACAAAATAGTAGATGGAGAGGTAAAAAGAATAAAATATAGAAGTTTATGTGAGGAGGAAAAGCTACTAGTTGTTGAAAATTATTTAGAAGGTAAAAAAATTGAAGAATGGCTAAAGCCTCCAACAAAAAATATGGACTATTTTTTAAATATTATTGAAAAAAAGGATTTTGAAAAAAATAAATTTACTCGATTTGAAATAATGGATATAGATTAAAAATAATTTAATAGGAGCTTAAAATTATGTCAAAAGAAATTAAAAGTCTTATAAAAAAGATTAAATTCAAAAAGAGCAACATAGAAGGACTCAGGGAAGATATAGAAACAATAGAAATGGAAATTGAAGCAATAGAATAAATAACTCATCATTCTCCGATGATAGACATTGAGAGCCATTAGAAGAACTTGTTGTTTTCTAGTGGCTCTTTTATTCATATAGAAAATAATGTGGTTTGAGTTTTTTTATATTAAATATAAGAATTTCAGTGTGGAACTTTGAATTAAAACAGTCAATCGGTAAGCTTATTATACTTGTTATAGTTAATTTACTACTTACTAACCATTTCCACCTTTTACTTTTAATACCTACATTCAATCTAAAGCCAATAGGAACAAATAAAACAACAGGAATATTTTCTCCAAATAATTCTACTATTTTCCTCAAAAATAATTCTGGATAAAGAATAGGGCGATTACCATTAAAAGGAGGATTAGCTATAATTAAATCTGGTTTTTTATATTTCCATTTTTCTATGTCTTCAAATTTTGAATGAATAAATGCATCACAATATCTTTTCCCTACTCTATCTATATCAACTCCATATATGCTCTTACACTTCCAAGGAGAAGTTAATGAGCCTTTACCTATGGCAGGGTCTAAAATCACTTTAGGAGCTACTACAGGAGCTATAATAGAGTATAAGTAAGCACTTACTTTCTTTGGAGTATATGCTACATTGCTTTTTTCTTCTCTATCATAGTCATTCTTATATAAGGCAAAGGGGCTTTTATTCTTAATTAAGTTATAAGCTTCTATAACAGTCTCTATTTTAGCTTCTTCAATTATTTCTTTATTCTTAAATAATTTCATATAACTTCTACCAGTTCTATCAGTGAAGGGTAGATTGTCATTGATAAAATTTTGGAAGTGTCCTCTCTCTACTGTAGCTTTATATCCTGTTAGAAGCTCTCCTAGTGATATACACTTTTTTAGAGAGTCTTTAGAGTCTGTTGTAATTTGCTTATGAAGTGCCTTTATATTTCTTATTAGAGCCTTTTCTGATATAGCCATTTGAACCTCACTATATTGATTTTAGTAACGGAAAACACTTTCCGTTTGTAAATCTTCCCGCAAATGAAAACCCAACACAAGTATATTATAAGCATTTTAAGGGAAAATCAACACTTATTTTAGAAATTATATGTATGGCTCTTTTATTATACTCTAAAAGCTCCATATCTTGCCCCAAATTACAACCATTTTAGAATTTGACACATAACACCAACCAAAATATAGGCTCAATACAGAGCAATACAGAGCTTTTTAAGCAAAAAATATAGAGTTGTAAGTGTTTGATATATAGAGATTTAGAAAAAAGTTGAAAAAAGTTGAAAAATGTGACAAAATCTACCAAACATTCTGGCCGATAAGAAGGGTAAGGACTATTATACATCACAATCTTCTTTATATTTTTATTCACAATTCTTTATTATTCTCTTGACAAATATTTTATTTATGATATACTAATTATTGAAAGTTGAGTGATGTAACTCAATAAATAATATGGTAAAATCCTTATTGAAAGGTAATTAAGATGAGTAAAAAAAGTAGAAACAAGAATAGAAGAAGAAGTAGTAATGTAAGACTTGATAAGGTAAAAGAAGATAGTAATAAAATTGGAGAGTATATACGCGAAAGAGCCATAAAGATTGTTGCTAAGTATTTTGCGATGATCAGTGAGCCTCTCGGTTTAACGACTGATAATTTTATAGCTATGGCAAATGGAAAAGAGTTTCCTTTCTTTAAGATAACAGGAATTCCCAATGTTAAAAAAACTTATTTTCACCCAAATAATCTATTTTTAGATATAGCTACAATAAATGAAAGAGGAGAAACTCCTTTAATTTTTGATAGTAGATTAGATGATGAAGAATATAGAAAAAATAAAGAATATAGTGTAGTCAGGAATAATTCTAGTAATTTTATAAAAATGATAACAGAAATTGAAGGTATTTAGTTATGGAAAGAATAAGTTGCTTAAATAGAATAGTTGATGGAATAGAAATTGTAGAATTTGATACTGTTGATGATTTTATCAATGCCTTAGGAGTTCTGATGAAAGAGCAAGTATCTCATATTAACTATACAATTGAAGAATATAATCAAATAAGTAAATTAAGGAATAAATTAAGTAATAATAAGGCTAAAATTGGAATGACAGTAGATGGAAGAATAAAAACAAATGTATTTGCTGATTTATTTGATGTTGAACAATTACTGAAAGTAATGAGCAAAGATGGTAATTTTAGAAATGTTGTTGGTGAAAGGCAAGGTAATTAAAGATGATTGATATAATGGAGTATTATTCAGTTAATTTATTGACAGATGATAGAGAAATAAATAGGGAATTATGTTTTGAGTTTTTTATTAGTGGGAAACCTTTTCCTTATTTGATTTAGATTCTTACCCTACTAAGTGAGAGACAAATATGAATTGTTATTAAAAAACCCTCTCGGCTGTATAGTCGAAAGGGTTATTTTTTTGTTTAAATTTATCCTTTATTTTAGTCTTCAAATATAATTTGATGTAATAAGGAACAAGCTTTTCTTGTAGCTTTAGGAGACCTTGCTAAATAGGAGTTATCATCTACACCTTGGATTGTTTTTCCCATCAAGATATTTACTCCAATTTCTAATGAGTTATCTTCTTCTAAAACTAGAGTCATTATTGTGCTTCTTATATTTTTAAAATTATATCCTTCTATTCCTAATTCTTTACAAACTTTTTTCCATTCTTTTCTTACATATAGTTCAGTAATAGCCTTACCATCTTCATCACAGAAGAGCAGGTTGCTCTCTATTCTCTTTTCTTTTCTTTCCTTCAACATTTGTTCAATTGCTTCTGTTGTGTTGTTCCAGAGCATACAGGCCCTAACTATGTTTCTATTTCCTTGTGTTTTTCTTCTTATCTTTTTCAATTCTTGATTATCTAAATCTACTTCATTTATTTTAGTTGTTAGAAGGCAACCTTGACGGAACGCACCATTGATTGAAAGCAAAATAATTGCTTTTAGGGTAGTGTCTTCTATTTTTTCTATTATTCTTCTTAAGTGCCTTGGAGGTATTTTAACCGCAGTTCCGTTTCCCTTGCTCCATCTTTTAAGATACTCTGAACACCATCCACTTATTTCTTTCATTGTATTTCTATCATCATTTCCTTTTAATTGTTTGGGAATATTTTTGAAAGTATTTTGAACTATTTTAAATCTCGAATTGATGTAGGTATTTTTATATTCTATTTCTTTTCCTTTTACTATTCTACCTGCTCTTTTATTTTCAATTATCCATTCACTATAACTATCAATTATATCTCTTGTTATATATCCTATAGTTTTTATCTTAGTAAAATTACAAAATTCTTGCCATTGAGTTTTAGAGTTTTTCATATAAAGAGGAGAGTTAGGATTTTCAGATTTAGAATTATTTATTTCAAAATAGTTCCAAAGGTCTTCAAGAAGAATATTAGATTTTTGTTCAGGTTTATCTTGAAGAAATATGTTTAATTGAAGTTTTTTTCTTGCTTCTACTATATCATCAAGAATTAACTCTCTACATTTGGCCCATAAAAAAGACTCAGGAACTAATTGTTCTAATTTGACTTCCCACCCTTCTTTTTTTTGATACTTTTCAAACTTATCTTTCCTATAATTACTTTTAGATTTAGAACTTTTTATTTCATAATTATCATTATCATTTTTACCTATTGTTACTTCTACTCCGTCTTCTTTTCTGATACTGCTCTCATATATTTCTTTAATTTCTTTCTTTAGGTCTTCTCTTTCTTCCCCCGAAAATGTTTTAGTGATTAGCATAGAAGGAGGAACTTTTGTATTTATAGTTATAGAGTTCTGCTTGCTCTTCCATTGCTCTATTAAAAACTCAGCACTTTTAAAATCATTACCTAACATTTCTTTAGGACTCACTCCAGACACATAATAATAGCCTGTTGTTGTATCCCAGGCTAATAATTTAATTGGAGTCCCTTCAGCATCATTTACATATATACGTCTCCCAACAGGAGTTCTACCAAAAGGAGGCTCAATTATTCTTCTTTTTTTAGTAGTTGTCATGATCTTATTTCCTTGTTAAAATAGTTTCAGTATTTTTACTATTAAATTATAACCGCTAAACAACCTAATTTCAACGCCTATTTCAACAAAAAAATAGAGAAAGTTATAAATACTTATAAGATATGAACTTAAGAGATGATATATTTTCAAAAATTACAGGCATCTTGCCTGTTGATACCTCATTTCTGAGCCAATAAGAAGGTATTTTGAACCTCATTTCAACACTACCTTCAACACTATTTTCATAATTTTTACATAAGTTCGCTGTTCCGCTGGACTTATAGTCTCTCCAGCGGTATATTTCAGAGAGTAGATTTATTGAAACTATAACTAAAACTATAACAAGGAGCAAATCTATGTCAATGGTCTATTGTGATGTATGTGGGAACAGGATTAGGCAGAATAGGAAAAGGAGGTTATGTATTTTTTGTGGAAATAGAAGGAAAAGAATAAATGTAATAAATATAATATATTCTTTAGTTGTATTTGTTTATATATATTTTTATATTATTCTTCTTTCCACAATTTAAAAAGGATTTTAAAATGATAATGGGAACAATTATTTTTATATTTTTAGTAATATTTTACTTTGTAGTAAGGCCAAAGAAAAGACCGTTAATAAATAACGATTATGAAATGAACCGATTAAAAATTAGAATACATATTCTTGAGTCAGAGAAACAATTCTTCATAGAAGAATTAGAAAAAACAAAAGAAATGCTTTTTGTATTGAAAAAATTAAATGAAACTATACTATAAGGAGTAATTGACAATGGGTTTTTATTATTGTATCAATTGTGAAGGTAAAGTATCTGACAACCTGAACTATTGCCCACATTGTGGGTATGGTAAAGTAGAAGAACCTGTTAAACTTGTTAAGGTTGAACCTGTTGAATATAATGAACATACTGAGCCTGTTCAACCTGTTCAAATTAACATTAAAAATGAAAAGAGTGGAATAGGTTGTTTAGGTTGTTTAGTTATAATTATATTGGCGATTATACTTATACCTATTATTTTAGATATGTTATTAATACTAACAATTTTTTAAGGAATTAAAAATGGCTAAAAAGAAAACCACTAAAAAAATAGTAGCAGCAACATCAACAGTAAAGAAGAAAAGGAAATATACTAAAAAGAAAAAAGTAAAAGATGAATATATATTATTAAAAGGTGTACTTTTATTAAAAAAAGAGATAGGAGGTTTTGAACTCTATAATAAATTAGGTTCTGCTCTACAAAGTATAAAAGAGGTTGAAGAATTTTCTTTCTCATATAAAAGAGCAAAAGATGAAAAAGAAATTGATGATTTTGAACCATTTAAATTTTAACTGATATAGTTTCAGTTGAACCCTGCTACGGTTATTGTTGTATCTTCTGTAGTGGGGTTCTTTTTTTGGAGAATATTAAAAGATGAAATATAAATATATAATAGACAAAAAAGGTAATAAAATAAAACTTCCAGCAGATTTTAAAACAATTATAAAAGAAGACATAGAAATATATGGTGATGAATGTTCCGATATGATCCCAAAAATAAAATACTTAGGAGGGATGAAACCTCTAATAGTAGTAGTCAATTCATTGTATAATTCAAATAAATATTTTTCTCCAGTTATTTTTCCTGCCAGGAAATTAAATAAAGAAGAAAAAGAAAATTATGATGAACTATATAAGGATAGAATGATGTATTTTATTAAAGGATATATTTCATATTTACCATTTATAACAAATAGAAAACTATTATCAGTTATTGGAGATAGAAAATATGATGGAGAAATGAGTATGTATGAACTTGATGTTTGGATTATAAATAAAGAACAAAAAAAAGAACTAATAGAAAAAAAGAAATTATTTTAAATAAAAAATGAGACAATAGAAGATGATATAAAATAATATTTTTTCTTTTCAATGAAGAATATTTGATGCCTAGCAGAAGTGACTTCCATTGTCTCTGTGTATAAAAATAACTATAAGAATATAGTTGAATTGTTTTTTTTATTTAAGTTTTTTTCTCTCTCCTTTTACTATTCTTTTTGTAGCTTCATCCTGTATGTATATTACTTCTTTATCCATAATCTCCTTCTTTTCTTTTTTCGGTAATTTATTTTTTAAGTGTTCTACTGTTTTTACTATTTGAGATACAGCTACTTTCTTCTTAGAAGCTGAATAAATCAGCCAAATAAAAGAACCTAATAATATAATTCCTCCTACTATTCCTATAATTAAATAAAATTTAATAAGAGTTATTGCTATAACTATAGTAGTTATAGCTCCTGCTCCTGTTGCTATTGCGATCTTCGCATTCCCAAGGAAGAATAGAACTACAGAGACTCCTACAGTAAGAGTTCCTAACAATATAACATAAGACATTATATTTTTATTTTGTATCTCTGGAGGAGCATCAGGAGCATCAGGAAGGAAGTTATAAGGAGTTCTACCAGAAGTTAAACAACCTCCTAAACCTATTATAATGATAATTATAAAAGTTATAATTTTTTTATTCATTTTCCTTTTTTCTCGGTAATAAAAACAGCATTTTTATCTTTTTGTAAATACAAAAATTTGTAAATATCATTTACTTTCTCATCTATCTTTTCTACCTTAATATCGACCTTAGCCACTTCTTTTTTTAACTCTTGAGATTGTCTCTCATTCTCATTAACGTGATGTTGGAAATCTTCTTTTGATATCGTAGTTTTTATATGATAAGAGCACTCTTCCATAGTTTTACAAACTTTCCCAGCAGAAAAAATAACAGAAATAAGGAACAAAATAATAGTAGTAACTTTGAAATATGATATTAATTGTGTTTTACTTTTTTTAGTCATAAGATGTATTCCCTTTTGAAGTATTTATTCTATAGTTTGTGACCATTCCAAAACAGCATTTTCAGCAGCATCACCAGGACAAGTATAAGAGATAGTAGAACCTGAACCACTATCAAAATAAGTGCAGATATCATCGACATCATCTAGAGTGAAATCTTGGTTCATTGCTACTCCTTTAAAATTAAAACTACTAGTTCTCCCAGTCACCCAACATTGTCCATATAAATGAGTTGCCAGGTCTCCATTAAAATAGAGGTAGAAGGCAATAGAGTAAGTAGAATAAGGATATATACCTGTACCTACCCATGTATTGACAAAATAATAGGTTCGCATATAAGCTCCAGCACCGAAATCCCTACCCCCATAATCCATAGTAAAAGTTCCATTAGGGTCTTCATATCCTGAACATTCTGTAGCACCGCTAATAGTAATTTCTATTTCTGAAGAGGAACTTAAACAGCTGTCATAAGGATAAGGACTCATAGTTGTATCATAAACATAACCTATATGATATGCTATAGTAGCAGTTCCATCTTTCCCAGCATTAGCAGAGCAAGAGGTTAAGTCATTATTATAACTGCCTGGAGTTATACCAGCATTTCCAGTTAAAGAAATATAAGTAAATACTTTTTCACCTATAGAGTTTTCAACATCTATTACAAATGAAGTATCAACAGTGTAATTATTACCAGAATATTCTATTTCTAAACCTTCTGAAGTTGTTGTGCTCCAAAGGCCATCACTTACCCATTCTAATTTATGCTCTCCATTTATATCACCTATATCTCTTCCACTACAACTAACAATATCAGCAAAAGTTATAATGATAAAAATAGGAGTTATCCAACCTACATCACTTACTTTTGAAGCAAGAGAACAACCGTCAAGAGTCCACTGCCATTTACAGCAATCGCAATCTGAAGCATCTCCTCCTACTGGTATAGAAGCAAAACCATTATCCTTAGAAATAAATCCTATATCCCCTGAAAGAAATCCAGCCATTAACACTCCTCCATAAGAACAAGAGCAGAAATAATATAAAAATACCCATCTTGGTCAGATGAAATTATAATTATATCTCCTTCCGCTGGAAGTTCATTAGTTAATGCCCATTTATAATTTGCTACTGTTATTCCTGTTCTTTGGTCTGGAAATATAAATACATCATATTCTGCTCCTTCTCCTCCTCCTTCAGAGTCAGTTATTTGAACTGAAACTTTTCCATCTGTTTGTAATCCTTCTTGTAGAACTGCTCTATAAGTTCCTCCTTCAAATGTAGAAGGATTATCTGTTGTTGAAGTGCTTCCTCCTCCACTTAAGTTTATACAATGCCAAGAACCATCACTAGGCATTTTAATTGCTATAAAAGTTTCATCTACAAGAGAAGTATCTGAACCAGTATAAGTTATTTCTTGTTCAAAATAATCTCCTGAAACTGCTTCATCTCCATTTCCATCTAAAAAATTACCAACAAAAGAACCTCCAGAAGGATTTTCTTTTATTACTCCTTCAGCGATAGTATATTGTTTTTGATGAGTCATTCCAGTAGAAGGAACACTTCCATTAGGATTTAAGAAGTTGATATTATCAACTATTTGATTTAGTTTCTTAACTCCTTCTTTTGAACCATATGTAAATTTTTCTACCATTTTTTAGACGTCCAAAGTAAGATTAGAAAAGTTGGTTTGAGTGTAGAGCTGAACTTCTTTATCAGTTGTTCCTGCTACATAACCAGCATCATCTTTATCAGGAGGTTTGCCTGTGCTAGGGTCTATAAAAACTATATGAGAGTCCCACCCTCCTTTAATATATTGATAGGTATAGGAAACTCTGTATATAGTATATTCAGCATCTGTATAAACGTTACCTATCCAAGTTCCAGAAATATCAACACACATCCAAGTCCTTTCCGCGTCGGACGGCCTTAGAGACCAAGAAGCATTATTTAAAGTTCCTTGATATGTAGCAGCTCTATCAGTTAAATCAGAGCCAGTTATATTTTCTGTTTTTGTAATTGTTATTGTTAGAGATGGAACATTTTTATCTATTAGCTGTCCTATTGTTTCTAGTTTATTTTGTTTAGAGCTGTCGCTATGATTAGCAGGATGTGTATAACTAGTTTGTATATTATTTCCATCACTATCTATGTTCGTTTGAACACTCATTCCTGTTGCGCTTATTTGTATATCAATCGGTATATTAGTCATTGGAGCATAGGTCAGGGTATATTCTATAATATCTCTACTTAGAGCAGTAGCTGATACCGATTGAAGGTAAGAATAGGAATAAGTAGGATGAACCTCATAAAGAGTTAATCCTAATGCTAAAAATCCAGCATAAGTTTTTTCATAAGGTTCTAAAGCATTACTCAAATCGCTAACAACTGCTTTTGTAGTTATGTTCCAACCTTCTCTATTTAGAATAGCTGTTTCTCCTGCTATTTGATACCAATCAACTGTTGTCATTATTTTTTTCTCCTTTTAACCAAAAGCTAAACCATCAACTTTTCCTAGTAGTTGCTTCATAGTAGAAACCATTTGAGTATCAGCAGTTGATATTTTCTTTAGTTCATCTAATTCTTTATTTTGGCTCAAATTGCTTCCCAAAGCAGCAACATTAACGAACTTGCTTTTATACTCCATAAAAGAAGCATCAGCTGAAGCAGTTTTAGCAGTAGCAGCAGCAGCAGCATCTATAGGCTCAAAAGTATTTAAAATTGGAGACTTATTTCCTTTAATGGCGTTAATTTCTGCCATTCTTTTTTTTATATCAGCAGCCCAGTCTTTATTTGCGCCTATCATTAATTTCCCTAATTCGTTTCCTTTTTTCTCGGTAATAGCATCTCTTATTTTAATTTCATTATCCCAGTCCGCTTTTAATCTGGCTATTGTTGCCTTATCTGTTGGGTCATCTCTGTGTCTTGCTGTTCGTTCAGCAGCTTTCCATTTATGCCAAGCCTCATTAGCATCTAAACTTCTCGTTAATTCACTACCTACCATTTTAATTGACTCCATCGACAGCTTTAATTCATAGTAAGAATTAGCAACACCGTTGATAACTTCAGCTAATATAATACCAGCCACAGACATACCTTTAAAACTCTCCATTCCTGATTGTCCCATACTCGTTAAACCTTCAGCAGCAAATTGTAAATATGGAGCTAATTCAATTGTAAGAGTATTAACAAGTCCAGCCATTACTCCTTGTAGTTTTACAAAAGCATCATTAGCATCTTCTACTTTTTTAGCATCCATTCTTGAGAAAGTTAAACCTAGTTTCTCTGCTTCTTTTTGAAGATGATTTATTCCTTCTGCTCCTGTGTTTAGGAGATTAAGCATTTCACCTCCCGACCTGCCAAATATAGCCATAGCAGTAGCTGTTTTTTCTGCTACAGTAGGTATTTTAGATATCTCTTCAGCGATTGCTTTGAAACTTTCATCAGAGTTCATATGAGATAAAGAGTCTAATGAAAGCCCTAAATTTTCAATATATTTTTTTGCTTCTCCTGTTCCTTGGTTAGCATCCCCTATATTTTTCTGCATTTTTTGAAGAGATTTTCCTACTACAGAAAAGGAAGTTCCTGTTATATTCGCAGCGTGAGATAATCCCGATAAAGCCTCGGTTGAAATATTTAGTCTATCACTCATTTTTCCAATTTGGTCCATATTTTTCATTGCTTTTTTAATTGGAAAAGATAGAGCAACAGCAGCAGCTAAAGCAGCAGCTCCAACAAGAGCAAAAGCTTTAACAGCAGTATTACCTATAGCTTTTATTTTAAAACCAAATTTTGTTATAGCACTACTACTCTTACTAACTCCCTTTTGAAATGAAGCAGAGTTAGTTCTGAGGTTTAATAATAGAGTATTTACTGTGCTCATATATTTTATCCTTTGCTCATATATTTTTTAACTATATTTTTCATTTCCATTCCATCCATTCTTTTTTTCTTCTTCCCAAAATTAAACATAAAATCTTCAGGTTTAAATCTCTTTTTAGAATTAGCATTAGCTAAAATGCTACAGTTAAGAGCATTTCTTAAGTCCGCTCTTTCATCTCCAAAAGGAAATATTTTATAGTATGCTATCCAATAACTTAATTCTTTTGAGTCCATATTTTCAAGAAGTTCTTTCCTAGTCATTTTTAGGTTAAGAGCTAATAGAAAAGAGAACTGGAGAAAAGGACTCTGAATTAGTTTTTTTCCATTTCCTCTCTATCATCTTTACTTATGCCACTTATCTTTTGAGCAATAGTAAAAAGTCTATCTAAAACTCTTGAAGATTTTTTCCCTAACTTATCAGCATCTTTCTCTTCAAATAATTTATCTCCCTTTTCATTTACAATAGAAAATACTAAAAGTTTAGCTCTTATATTTTTGAAGTTATTATTTTCACTTGCTTTCGCACAAGCTCCTTCAAAAAGGTCTCTATCGGTTCCAGAAAGAGTTTTTATAAAAATAGAACCTCCCCACTCTGGAACTTTTACTTCTTCTATAGTAGTATCTACACTTTTAAAAATATCATTTTTAGATAGCATTTGCTTCTCCTTGTTGTTTAAATTAAAATTAAACTTCAGTAAAAACTGGAATACCAGATATAGCAAAAGAAGCTGAAACTTCTATTGCTTCTTGGTGGTCATCTGTTAAACTTAAGTTTTTACAAAATCCAGTAAAAATAAAAGTTGAACTATCAGGAAAAGTAACCGTAAATTCTTGTGATGTAGAAAGAGCTGTCATAAGAGCAGTAAATCGAGTTTCGTAATAGTATAATTCTATACTTAAATCTCCCGCATTTTTCATACTTGGGATTTTTTCAATCCAACCTGAAGCACTATCCATACTTGAAATTTCTACCTCTCCTACTTCCATTCCGTCAATATTTAAGCTTTTAATTTCTCCTACAGTGCTTAAACTAGCACCAGAAAAAGTAGTCGAGTAACCAGTAGCTGTAACATTTGTTGCCATTTTATTTTCCTCCCAGAAAATATTGTTATTTATTATTTATTTATTCACTATAAAAAACACTTATGTCTATTCTTTTTCCATAGTGTTTTGACTTATCAACATTAGAACTAAAATCTATTATATCTCCTTCATCTTCAAAATATATAGCGTAAATTATAGGGTCTCCTATAGATGGATTATCAGTATCGCTATACCCATCTATAAATTCTCTTACAGCTTCTTTTAGTGCTATAGAGTTATAATAGTTATCTGTCCAGCAAGTCAGTTGAACTCTTGCTTTTACTAGTCCTATAGCACCATCAAAAGTATGCTCCCTAGGAGCGCTTATAACTTGAAAAACAATATAGCTATCTACTACCGTCTCATCAGCAAGTAGAGGATATATTCTGCTTCCGACAATGTCAGTAATGGAACTTTCAGTTAATAATAAATCTCTTAATGTAGTTTCTATCATATTTATATATTCAATCTAAGCTTTATCAATTCCTTTATTTATTTCTGAGAAAACTTTATTGACTCTTTTCTTGGCAGTTTTTTCAGCAGCTTTTCTCATAAATGGATTAGCAGGAACTTTTCCTCCTCCTACTTTTTTATATCCAAATTCTACTAAAGTAGGAATAAAATACCTTTTTCCTGCTTTAGTAGTGTGTAGGAATTGCTCTGCTTTCTTCTTATCTATAGCTACAGCTAGAGCATAAGATCCTTTCTTCTGTTTATGAATAGCCTGAACTTTAATAGCACTAGCAATTAAATTTCCCATCTCTCCACCTACCATAGAAATAGCATTTAATTTAACTTCTTTAGCAGCTATATTTTGAGCTTTTCTACTGGCGCTTCTTACTATTTTCTTCGCTACTTTATTTTCAATATTTGAGAGTTTCTTTTCTAATTTATTTAATCCTTTTAATTCCATTTTAAACTTCATTTTCTACTCCCTAAAATAAGTTGTTATAATTCTTCTTGTATTTATTAATCGAGTCATAGAAGAAGAACTGCTTTCCGAACTTCCTGAACTTGAACTACTGCTATTTGAGCTTGATGAACTACTCATTGATGATGAACTATTTGAACTACTACTGCTATTTGATGAACT